AGCGTACGCTCGGTCCGGTTGAGCTCCGGGTTGTTGCCCTTGACCACGGCGATCCGGTACAGGAGGCCACGATCCGGGGCCTTGCCCATGAGCTCCAGACGCCTGGCGTAATCGGAGCAATGCCAGATGCCCAGGACTACACGCATGGCACCCAGGATGGCCGTGCTTCCACGGATCGAGGTCTTCATCTCCTCGGCGTTGCTGATCGGCTCGTCCCCGCCCTTGCGGATGTGGTGGGTGTAGAGCATCGCAGCTCCGGTGCGGTTGATGACGTCGCCGGCCACACGGATGAAGTCTCCGATGACCATGGCGCTGTTCTCCTCGCCGTGCAGGGTTGCGTTTAGGGTGTCGATGATGACCAGGGATAGGTCCTGGATCTTCTCAAGCTGGTCAACGACCTGTCTCCATCTGGAGCTCGCCCTGGCTTCGCCGGTCTTCGGATCAGCCACGGCGACCGTAAAGCCACCGCCGGCGTTGATGGTAGGAATGACGATGAGCTTCGCCCCGGCCTTGTCACGGAGTCTCTGCTGGTCGATGTCGTGGATGCGGATGTGGAGCTCCTCCTTGTCGTCCTCGAACGTGAGGAACACGACAGTCCCGCCGGACACGATGCGAGATCCGCACCAGGTGTACCGGTCGCCCGGCTCCCAGGCTGCGATCTTGAGGGCCAGGTCGAGGCACAGGAACGTCTTGCCGGCACCGCCCTCGGCTGCGATCATCTGATGCTTGCCACGCTGGAGGTATCCTTCGACCAGGAACTTTCGGGAGGGCTTGTCGCCCTTGACCCAAGAGTCCACACGCCAGCTTGCGATGTCCAGGGCGGTGTCCTGCACGATCTCAAGCTTCGCCGGCATCGGCCCGTTGTTGCGCCGATCTACGGCGACCATGTCGGACCACTCCTTGCGGATGCGATGCTCCTCCCAAGGGGGCGACATGTGGCTGGCGATCCATCCTCTCGTGAGGTTCTCGGCCTCGGCCAGGGTGACCTTGCCGATGCGTGCCAGGTTGATGTGGTAGCCGGCGACCTGGTTGAAAGAGCTCCAGCGTGTCGTGTTGCCGTCACCGCCGGCCTTGACTGTCTCCGTGAACGGGATCGGCGTGCGGTCGGCCACGGCGTCCTGGAGCTCCGGCTCTATGGCGGGAGACCAGGGTTGCATGCTCATCATGCCGGCCGAGATGGAGAGCTCATCGAAGTAGTAGGTCTGCGGAACCTCCGGCATCTCAAGGCGTACGGGATTGAGTACGTTGTTCTTACCGTGCACGGACCCGGCGATGCGCACGGGCTGGTGGGCACGGCCGAACGGATTGGACTTCACGCCCAGGCCAAACTGCATGTCGGCTCCTCCCTTGCGGGAGATCTCGTCACGGAGCTTGATGGCCTGGCAGATGTCGGTCACCGGTTCTGCGAGCGTCCAATAAAGGTGTCGCTTGAGGACGCCGTCATGCGTGCCTCCGGAGTAGACGACGGCCGTGGGCTCGCCCAGGTTGGACTTGAGGTACTGATGCTTCGCCAGGATGTCGCCGGCATCGAGATCCACAACGATCGAGCTGAAGCTGGAGACGTTGTCGGACGATCCCTTGGGAGCTTTTAGGATGCCTGGGACGATGAAGCTGGCGTGACCGCTGGCCGTCCAGCGTTCGACATGCCTGGTCACTTCGGCCAGGAGGTGGTCGAAGCCAAGGGACAGGTCGATGTGCTTGTCGTCCATGAACCGGCCTTCGCCCGGCGTGCCCTTCTCGCCGATCCCACGCACGCAGACGTAGCCGGCGTCGGGTAGGTCGGAGAAGATGACGTAGAGGTGATCTCTGATCTGGTCCTGGTTGATCATGGCATCAGTCGGTTCTTGCGGTTGGGCTGACGGAGTCCGTTCTCCTTCATGAACCTGGAGAGGTTCCAATGTCCGGTGCCGAGCTGGGCTGCGATCCGGTAGATCGGCAAGCCCTTGGCCTGGCCTTCCAGGACGGCCTTCTCCCATCCCGTCTTGTCGTACTTGTAGACCGTACGCTTACGGCCGGTCTTCCACTTGATGCACAGGATGCGGATCCAATTGCGGAGGGCAGACTCCGACCATCCGAGATACTTGGACGCCTGGGTGATGGTCATGTTCTCCTTGTTGCAACGCCGGATGAGGGGCGCCATGATCTTGATGCGTTCGGCACGGAAGTAGGCCATGCCTACGCCGTTGATCTGGTCCTTGGCCCTCATGTGAGAAGGAAGCGGATGAACAGGGGCGTGCGTTCTCCGACATAAGCTCCGGTCACGTTGAAGCTCATGTGCTCCAGGGCGTCCTCCTCGGACATGTCCTTGCGGAGGATCTCGATGCACTTGTCCCAATCGTAGACGACCTTCGGGTTGCACCCTTCGGTCACTCCGATGATGGCCGCATCGAAGCCGTCAGCCACGAGCATCTCCTCGTCGCCGGCGTCATCGGCGTAGTCGTTGACGAGCTTGCGCATGGTCTTGCCATGTGCGATGTCCGGATCTTCGGGACGCTTTACTTTTTTCGGAGCCATGCTGGTTTGTCGGTAGGGGTTGGAGTCACGGATGCCGGCTTGGTTTCCCAGCACCGGTTCTTGAAGTTACAGAATTTGCATCTGAAATCCGCAGGGTCGCTCGTGCACTTGGACATCTCGTCCGGGTTGAGGGACGTGACGATCCGGACGGCCTTGTCGCTGGCCTCCTGGGCGACACGAGGGTCGAACTTGATGAGCTCGGCGTGCACCTCTCCGGTGTTGCGGTTGCGTGTCGTGAACAGGGTATTCGGGAGCTCCAGGTAGGCCATGTAGACCTGGGCCTGGACGTAGTACAGGGGCTTGGAGATCTTGACGCCCTTCTTTACGGTGTCGTTCCAGCTCTTGTCGTTGAGCTCCTTGTTCTCCCACAGGGCCGGCCATTCAAGGCCTTCGATCTCCGGGCCGGCCAGGATCACGCCGTCAATGTGGCCCTTGAGCTTCCCGTCGCACGCCTCGAAGCCGTACTGACCTCCGTCCGGCTTGTTGGTATGAAGGTCGAAGCCGGCGAGCTTGATGTGCTCGGCCATGCGAGCTTCGCCGTCATGACCCATGTCGAAGATGCGAAGGATGTTGGCCGGGAAGCCGGTGCCTTCGTCCTCCGGGATCTGGTGGTAGATGTATGCGAGCTTTCGGTCGCAGCTGTCGCCCCACATGGAAGCTCCAAGGTATTGGCGCTTCGGCTGGGACGACCGTTTTTCGATCAACGCTTTGTCGATGATCTGTCTGAAGGCCTCGGCGAAGGCCGGGCCTGTATCGGGGGTGAACATAAGTCGGTTAGGATTGGGCTGCGTTTTTGATCACTCGCTCGATGCTCTTTTCATTGAACATCCAGGTCAGATCGCAACAGGCTTGGTACTTGGTTTTGGAGAAGTGCATGCCTCCTGCAAGCCCCAACTGTGCAAGTTGTTTTTCGCTTGCCGGCTGGGTCAGCCAGCGCTTGTTCTTGCCGGCCAGGGAGGCGTCTCCGTGGACACGGAGGAAGTCATCGCATGTGGCGATAGCCGTGATCTTGGAGTCCAGGGCAGAGCTGCCGAGGACCTTGGCCTGGTAGCCGATACCGCCGACGGAATACCATCGGCCGGCGTAGTTGACGATGACGACCCAGGCCGTCATGCCGTTGGCCATCATTACCATTCCATCAAACATGGTGATCCACCGGTAAGGGGACATGTCCATCAAGTGGACTTCACGCATGGCGAAGTATTCCAGCGCTTCCTTCTCGTTCTCCGGTACTTCAACCTCGACCTCGGTTTCGGCCTGGCATGCGGGGCACAGGGCGATGCGTGCCGGGTATGTGTGGCCACACTTCGTGCATGTGGTCATCTCGACCTCCTCCTCCGGCGTGAGCTTCGGGGCCGTCACTTCGATCGAGCCATGGGAAAGCAGGGAATAGCCGAAGTCGAGGACGACACAGTCGTCCTTGATGACGCCGGGATAACGAGCCGGATCGACCTTGCGGAGGCCACGGCCGATCATCTGGATCATGGTGCTCTTGTAGCTACAGGGCCGGAGCAACACGATGCAGCTTACGGTCTGACAATCCCATCCTTCCGTGAGCACGGCGACGTTGATCATCACCTGGATCTCGCCCTTGTCGAACTTGTCCAGGCGCAACGCACGCTGGTCGTCCTGGAGCTCGCTGTGCACGATGCTCGCTTTGACGCCGGCGTTGGTGAAGGCGTGGTTGACGTGGTCGGCGTGCTCGATCGTAGAACAGAAGATTACGGTCTGCCGGTCTCCGGCCACCTTCTTCCACTCCTCGATGACACGATCCGTGATCGCCTCCTTGTCCATGATGGAGGCGACCTCCTCCATGTCGAAGTCGGCGATCGTCGCCTTGACCTTCGAGAGCTCGTCCTTGATGTCGCAGTCGATGACGAAGCACCGGGGCTTAACAAGGTGTCCGGACTCGATGAGCTCCGGGAGCGTGATCTGGTCTGCGGTGTTCGAGAAGATCCGGCCGAGAGCCTTGCGGTCTCCACGCTCCGGCGTTGCGGTGACGCCGAAGACCTTCAGCTCCGGATTTACCGATCGTGCCTTTGCCAGGATCTCCTGGTAGGACTCGGCTGCGACATGGTGGCATTCGTCAATGACGATGGTGTCGAGCTTCGGAAGGGTCGCCAGGTTCTTGTCCCGGCACAGGGTCTGGACCATGCCGAAGGTCACGCCATCGGACCAGATCTTCTGGTCGGCCGTGTATTCGGAGGTCGGTGCGCCCGGCACGAAGGCCAGGTAGGTTCGCTTGTTCTGGTTGACGAGCTCGATCCGGTGCTGGAGGACCAGGGACCGGCCCTTGAGGCCGTCAAGCACAGCGGACAGCATGACAGTTTTGCCAGCTCCGGTCGGTGCGATGCCAAGGGTGTTACCCTCCTTGGCCAGGGCGCCCAGGCATCGCTTCACGAAGTCGGCCTGGCGGGGTCGTAGTTGCATGTCGGTTAGAAAGGGAGGGGGCGGTAGGGAAGCCGGAATGGAACCGACGCCACGATAGCAATCCCCACGCCCCCGGTTAGAAAAGAACAGACCCCGAACGCCGAGAGCATCGTACGCATGGATGCGTAGTCAAGCTCGCCGGTGGCGTCCGGGGTCCGTGATCAGTTAGCCGTTAGGACGCTTGAGCCAGGCCGGAGCCGAGCTGGGCTTCGGGGCGGGGGTGGCGACGGGCTTCGGCTGGACGTTGAACGCCGGCTTCTGCACATGCGTGACAGGGGTGGAGCCGTTCAGCTGTTCCCAGAGACGCTTGGAGCCGGACGCCTGGACCGGCGACAGGTACTGTGCGACCTCGTTCTTGTCTTCGTAGCCGTCCTTGCCAGGAGCGACACGGATCTTGATCGCCACGACCTTGCCGTCCAGGGCGGTCAGCACGTCCTGGAAGGAGGCGCCGTCGAACTGTGCGGTGCTGGCCGGATCGGTGTGATCCATGAGGCCGGCGCCTTCGAGCATGTGGCAGAGGTTCTTCTCTCCCATCTTGGCTCCGGCCGCCTTGTCCCCATCCTTGTCGTGCGGGTTCATCACGACGGTGAAGATGTGGCGGTTGGTGTACTCGCCCTCGCAGATCACGAGGTCGAGCTTGGCGTACTCGGCGCCCGTGCGCTTGGAGTTGCCGATGTTCTGGACCTTCACGACCGCCTTCGCCAGGGTGGCGTTGGGGATGAGGGTGTTGCCCTGTTTCGGGTCGGGCTGACCGCTGGTGGTGTTGAACATGTGTTCTTGTTTTTTTGGGTTAGTTACTGCTTGTTCGGCAGA